ACCCATGCATCTGTTACAGTAGGCAATGCACCGTATGTAGCAAATGGAAAGTCTGAGCTATTAAAATAGTCAACTTGAAAGCTCTTTACATTAAAACCGCTACGTCTTGTGTTAAACAGTAGCATACCTTCAGGATAAAGTGTAGGATCTGGTTTATCTAGATCTACATAATCACTTGTAAGTAAGGTCTTAATAGTGTCAATATCTCCAGTGATTGGATCAGTTGATCCATCATCAGCCCAACGTGCATCTGCGAACAATATACCATTTTGTGTTGTTTGATCTGTGTTATCTAATAATACCCATTGATCTACTGAATCAACACTTTGCCATCTATAAATCACTGGATAGTCATCTAAGTTAGCAGTTGATAACCATAAGTCTCCGTAGACCAAAGCACTATCATCACTTTGTTTAGTTGGTGCGGTTGCACTTACAATTGGTCCATTTGGGCTTGTTGTGGATAAAGGAAAACCACGTTGGTCGGTTGTAACATTCTGATATCCTTTCCAGGTTCCGCCACTTTGTATCATAATGTCTGCTTCACCAGTTTCACTATAGTACCAATATGTTCCATCTGCTGGATCAATACTAGGAGCAGTTGAACTTGCAGTGTATACTGGTGTTGTTCCAAATCCTAACGGAATCCAGTTACTTAGAATAACATCACTATCGTTTCCTGCTCTAACTTGACCTGTTTCGATAGTTGTTACTATACCTGCATCTGTTACTGGAGTACCAGTTGTGTCTTTTAAATATATTACACCACCTAGTGTATGTTCAATTTGTACTGCACCTGTGGATAATACTCTTGCAGTTGTGTTTGCAACATTTGCGGCAGTAAAAGCAGCAACAAAATCAGCTGCGGTTGTACCACCTAGTGTTGCAGTAACAGCCGTTGTAAGTGTTGTACTATTTTTTGCACTGGCTTGAATAGTAAATTGATCTGACGCAGTAAATGTTGGAGTTGTAGTGTTACCAGTAACTTGTGTTGCACCACTTGAATATCTTTCAAAAAATTTAAAAGTATATGTTAGATTGCCTTGTACATTTGATTGTGTGTATATTGTTCCTGCGGCAATGTTTAATCCTCCCCCAGATGGATCTAATGCTTTTAATGCACTTTCATCTGTTGAATGAACAGTATTGCTAAGTGTACCAAATGTGTCTGTTGCGGCTGCGTACTCTTTTACAACAAAATTTGCACCAACGTTAACATTATTTGTTTTGAACCAAATTGATCCGGTTGGATGAGGCTCATCGCCTGTAGTCTGCCAACTTGGATTCTCATAGTTATAACCAAGATGTAAGACTGGTGCATAATAAGGCTTTCCGTCTTTTGATGTACTGGTAGCAATACCTAGTTCTGTAAGCAATGTAGAGTTATTGCCATCTTCAACCATCAATATTCCGTTACCGTCATCAGTTGACCCGTCATTGGATCCATTGGAATCAACAAATATCTGTAGTTTTCCATTTAAAACTGTTGCACTTACTCCGGGAACACTTGCAGTATTAATATCACTTGCGACAGTAGTAATACTTGTTCCTGAACTTGTGATAGTAATATCGTTAAAGATCATGCTATTTCCAGCAGTAATTGTTGGGTTTGTTGCAGTGCCAATTATAGTTGGCCAAGAATTCTTCCATGCATCACTTCCAACAAGTACCCAACTGTTTGCTGTTACAGCAGGACTACTTGCACTGTTTCCTGGTGATTTGTAATATACAGGATTGTTTGTGTTGGTCACATTAACTGCATAGTCTCCGATACTTCCAATACTTGACAATGGCACACCACTTGACACGCCACCAACAAGATCAGCAACTTTTGTTATTACTGTAGGAACTTTGTTGGTAAAAGTTTGTGTTGTTGAACTCCATTCAAATGCACCATACGTGCTAACACCTGTGTCAAACCAATATGTTCCATTTGCCGGATCGCCAGTTGGACGAGTTAATGTAGCAGTAAGTTGACTTAGATCAACATTTGCTCTTTGTACATATGCTCTGTTGCTAACTCCTAGTGTACTGTAGGCTGCAAGTAAACCGTATTCGTTGAGTTCGTAACCATTGATTGCAGTTCCTGCTGCAGTGCTATAAAAGAATGGTGTACCAAAAGTAGCAGACAAATCTCTCTGTGAAGTAATTAAGTATGGCTTGTTTGCATTGGCTGCAGTTGTTCCTGCGGCCACGCCAACTCCTGTTCCACTTACTTTGTTTTGTGCAGTTGCTATCATTATGAATGGTACTGAATTAGTTGCGGCTGGAAGATAATTACTTTCGTCAATAATTGTTACTTCTACGCCTGGTGATGTTAGTGCCATGTTTTGCTTCCTTTTGAATGCTTTGTAATCTCTTAATGATATTTATAAGAATCTGCCAAAATAGCTGGTTACAACTGCCCTTTGCAAAGGTTTGTGCAACTAAATATCCGTATGAATAGACCCATTTGCAATGCTTGTAACAGTCGTTTTGTTGCAATTAACTATATTAAGCATAACAGAACACACTATCGCACAAGATGCGACAGTTGTACACGCAAAAATCGCAAAAGAAAAGCACAAGTTCCACGTTGGCAACTAGAAGGTTATCAAAAGAAAAAAATTTGTGATCGTTGTAGTTTTATTGCAAAGAGTGGTGCACAAATAATTGTATACCATGTTGATGGAAACTTAAAAAATGCAAACCTTGCAAATCTACGTAGTATTTGTTTAAACTGTAGTGTGGAAATAGTAAGACTAGACTTGCCTTGGAAGATTGGAGATCTCATGCAAGACTAAATCCTTGAGTTCTTCAATTGTGCCTTCATTGTGTAGAATACTGTCAAACCTTGTGTTTACATCAATCCACTTGTATTCACTTTCGTGAATGTCGAAGCCGTTCATTAGATTACTAGTGTCTGGATTTGCATTATCATGTATTGCCCTTTGAAACCAAACTGGATCCTTACCTCTTTTTACTTGCCAGACTTTGCCACCTAACTCACGTATCATGTTTTGTTCATTGCGAAAACGTACATCAGGAATCACATAGTCTCCAGGATTGTCTAGTATGTATTTTTTAAGTAAACTTACCCAAACTCCATCATAAAAGCCGTTCCGCAAACAATCAGTCCCAAACAATTGAAGAACCAATCGAGGAGTAACTTCCATTTTTGTTTCGTTAGACCAAAATTCGTCTGTTTGCTCTCGCCAAGTTCTGCTTTCATCAGTATCGCCTTCAAGCATGGCTCTGTCCCAACCAAATATAGTAGCAACACCGTCTTTGAGTTTATCAGCAAAACTTACTTTTTTGTATCCTTGCTCTACAAGGATATCGCCAACTGTGCCTTTGCCACTGCCTATCAGTCCGCATATGCCTATTATCATTTAAGTCCAGATACCTTCAAATGTTTTATTGTTTGTTGTAGCAAATCTATTTGTCTTCTGCAATCTTCAAGAGCATGGTGACTAGCACGTGGTTTTGGCAAGTCAGGGTACAAACTATATACCGTTCTTGCATCTCTTACGTTCCAAAATTGCCAAGGTATAGGCAAGCCTAACTGCTTCATTGCATTTTCAAGTATAACCATATCAAATGTTGTACCATTGGCCCATGTTAGATTACAGTGAAAACATATCTTGCTAAGTTCTTCTAGAGCTTGACGTAAAGGTATTCTGCCTTCTTCAGAGAATGCTTCGTCTTGTGCCTGTTGTGGTTGTGTTGCCCACCATTCTACAGTAGCATCATCAACTTCTCTGTCTGGCTGACTATCAACATCAACTCTTGCATAGTAATCTTGTTTGTGGTAACCTACACTGAAAGGATCAAAAGTCTGTGCCGCGATTGTAAGGATACAAGCATCTGGGCCTGTGCCTACAGTTTCTATATCTATCATAATATCCATGCTAGTATTATAGCAGGTGATAAAACTATGTCAACCGTTTTTTATATAATAAAATTGCTCGTGATAAAAGATAATCTTTTGCATTGTCTTTTGAAACTGATTTACTATACTTTAATTGGTCAATTTTAGTGTAACCATAATAGTCTGCAATAAAGTCAAACCACGAAATAGTCGGATAACCAACGAGTATTTCCTTTTTATTTTGATGCCAACCGCTTATTAGTTCAAAGGTTGGTTCAGTCTTCCACCAAATTAGGGGTTGTGAATCTTCATGTATACCTGACTCGATGATAATATTTTCAATATTGTTGCTTAATATACTGTCAATTATATTAACATGATCATGCACATGATACATTATGCCTAAAAGAAATGCAGTATTTTTATCCTTGCACAATTTTTTATTTGCTTCATAATTGTGTATATCACTACGGACAAAATTTACATCTAGTTGTATATCATTTATTGTTGAACTAGCAATATCTATATTATCTTGCCTAACATCTAAACCTAATACACTATTTGCATTATATGATTTAGCAAGAAAACTTACCGCCCCGTGCTTACATGCAAAGTCGATAACATTTTTATTTTCAATAATGTTAATGTGCTTTTGTATAAACTCTGATAGAGTATCATTTACAGTAACATGTGTTTGTGTTTTGTAAGTTCCATAGTCTTTTTTTACAGAGTTATAATATATTTCAGGTGAAAAATTATGTACATCTATACACTCTTGTTTTATTGCATCTGGAAGTTTATCAAATTTACTATACGCATCACAATCTGGCCAAGTTGTATCTTTAATAACTTTATACTGTGCAACAAATTTACTTTCCATTTTATCGTAATAAAAGTTAGTGTACTGTTCAAAAATAGGTTGATTAATTTGTTGAATAAGGTTTTTTGTGTTTTCACTTAAAGCAGTGTTAGAAACTTTCATGCGATTATTTAGTAATCATTTCCTTGGCTTAACTGTTTTCTTTGTACCAACTGTTCCTTTGAGGCTTGTCTTTGGCGGTTTATATGCAGTTTTCACCTTACCACCTGATGACACAGTTTGTTTGCGGATCTTGTTAAGCATGCCTAACAGTTTACTTGCTGGATTTACACGTTTTGTTTTCTTGGCTTTACGTGCAGCCTGTTTGCTTTTTGTTTTGCGAGTCACTTTCATTTGTGCTCGACGCTTTTGATCTATAGGTGCATCACAATCTTTGGCATTGCCTACAACACGTCCACGTCTTGCACCGCTGGTGCAACGCCATTTGGTTTTAAGTTTATTACCTTTTCTGCTGAACACCATTTCGTGTTCAGAAATAATTTCTGCTTCAGTAATAAACTCTTCTGCTCGCATTAGCCAATTACCCAGGTAAGTGGTTGCGATCCATCTACATAATTTTTAAGTTCTTCAATCTTTGCATCCATGATAGCAGTACCTTCTGCTTTCATTTGTGCACCATTGAGTGCAGTACCACCTTGTGGACCTGCAATAGTAGCAAACTTTTCCCTTGCTTCGCCGATAATCAGTTTAGCATTACCTACCATGTAATCCTTAATCCATTGTTGTGTGGAGAAGTCAGTGAGTAGTTGTACTTCTGGACGCATATTATAACACCAAAGCAGTACAACTTCGCCGGTGGCTTTGATATCACGCATTAGTGTCAGTTGTTTGGTTGCATTGTTAAAATTATAATTTAAAAATCCACCAAACATTTTTGCAGTAAGTTCGACATACTGTGAATAGAAATCATATGTTGCAAGTCCACCCATCTGATTGCCATTGAGTAGATAAGTGTTTAAGGCGGCGGCACTAAATGGTTCAAAGGCAGTTCCTTCACCGCCATTGCTGAATCCGATTGTGCGTCTAAAAACTTGTCTTACTGATTGAATCTCTTGTGGCAATGTATAGATGTTTGTGTCTTCAGTGAGTGTAAGAAAGTTGTAACTTTCTTCAAAAGCATTTTCAGCACGTTGTCTGTATGTGCCAATGGTTCGTTGGTAGATACTTTCATAATGACTAGCATCAAGTTCAGTGTCAATTATGCCTTCGCCTAACTGCAACTTAACATAGTCAAATGCTTCTTGCTTTTTAGTTTCTAATGTTTGATCAAGAGTTTGTTGTACTTCAGCCATAATACCATCCTATGATAGTATTTATGCAAATTACCAGGCCTTGAGTATAACCACGTGTTCGTTGCCTCTGCCGTTGTACTTTATTTCGGTGGCTTTAATACCAGCAAACTGTTTACGATTATTAGGTTTACTGCCATTCATTAATTCATTGATCTGTTCTGCTGGCTTGCGTAGTGTTTTTTGCACACTTTTGTTTGGATCAAAGCCAATTACACTGTTGCTTTTTATACTATAGGTCTTAATTGTTTCATCTGCTATAACA